ACATATACCCAGTCCTGGCCAAGCTGGTCCGCTGACCCGCCGCATTTGCGGCTGGTGCTGGTCGATGGCCCCGCGGTCGAACCCTTGACGGTGGCGGAAGCGCGCGCGCGCTCAAACGTTGGTAGTAATGTTTCGGATGAAGTGGTTCAGGCATTTATCACCGCTGCCCGGCAGACTATTGATGGAGCCGATGGTTGGCTCGGCCGCGCGCTGATTACCCAGACCTGGCGCGGCGGATTGGACGAGTTTCCGACGTGCGATGGCGGCCGAATCTTTATTCCGTTGCCGCCATTGCAATCGGTCACCGTCAAATACCTTCGGTATGGCGATCCCGTGGGATTGATACAAGGCATCGATTACCAATTGGTGCAGGCTCCGCGGCCCTACATCGTGCCGTTGACAGCATGGCCTGCGGTCACGGGGGTTGACGGCATTACAATTGAGTTCGTGGCGGGCTATGGCAATGCCGGTTCGGACGTTCCTGAGCCGATCCGCACCGCGATTGCTCTGATGACCGGCGATTTCTGCGACATGGCAACACGCAATCCGTACATCACCCAAGAGGTCGAAGAGGGCGTCGGCTCGACCCGCTACATGGTCAACGCGGATGTCAACAAGATGTTGGATAACGCCTTGCAAAACCTGCTATCGATTTATCGGGTGATCGAAATATGATTCCAGCCGACCATTGTCTTAACTTTTACCGCGGCGTTACCGGCCGTTGGCAAATCAAACTGTGGGCCGACAAGCACAAAACACAAGCTGCTGACCTAACCGGCGTGACGGTCGAAGCCGTTTTGCGCGATGAGATCAATGGCAACTTTTCGTTGCCGCTTTCGTGCACCATTATTGTGGCGAACATCATCGAGATGGTGTTGACATCGGCCCACAGCCGCGATCTGCCGACTAGGGGCGTGTGGGACTTGAAACTGATTTATCCCACCGGCGAGGTCAACACCGTGCTGACGGGGCCGTTTTGCGCAACGGATGCAGTATCAATCCAGTCCGCAAGAAAACTGGCGGCTGTTAAATGACCTGCATCATCGACATCGCGCTGACCAAGAGCCGCGCCATTGTTATCGATGTGCAAGACGATACTCTGGCCAGGATGCTGCCGCCCGCGATCGTTAAATCGCAGGGACCGAAAGGCGATCCAGGGCCGGTTGGACCGAAAGGCGACCGCGGGCCACCCGGAGAGGTGGAAGAAGCCCCCATCGACGGCAAGGAATATGTTCGTTGCGATGCTGACTGGAAGGAACTTGCAGTTCCGGCAGGCGGTGGAGGTGGCGGCGGCGCAAGTGGTGAAGGTGGTTCTGTCGGGCCTCCGGGGCCGACTGGACCGCAGGGACCTGCTGGCCCGCAGGGTGATACAGGACCGGCCGGCGCCGATTCCACCGTTCCTGGACCGCAAGGACCGCAAGGACCGCAGGGATTTCAGGGACCGCAAGGAGCGCAAGGAGCGCCTGGCTTGCAGGGACCGAAGGGCGATCCGCAGACGCCGAGCGATACCAATCCGCTGGTCAACGGCACCGCGGCGCCGGGGACGTCGCTGCTGTACACGCGCGGTGATCACGTCCATCCGACTGATACGACGCGCGCGGCACTGACCCAGGTGGTGCGCTACGACACGGCGCAAGGTTTGACGGCGAACCAGATGGCGCAGGCGCGCAGCAACATCGCGGTGACCAAGAAAAACTATGTCGTTAACAGCGGCATGCAAGCCAGTCAGGAGAACGGCACCACGGCGGGAACTGTTACTGGTTACCATCCGGTTGATCAGTTTTTTATGGCCTATTCTAATGCTGGAACTAATACTGCGGCACAAGTTGCAAGCGTAACACCGGGTGGTTCACCAAATCGTTTTCGTTATACGGCGACGGCTGCTGACGCGGCTGTGGCAGTTGGCGATTACGCCATGATTAGCCAAAAGGTTGAAGGTTTGCGAATTGCGGATTTGCGCAGTGGATCGGCTTTAGCCAAGACCGTTACTCTTCAATTTGGCGTCAAAGCTCCCGCCGGTACTTATTGCGTGTCACTTCAAAGTGCTGGCGGTGTTCGCAGTTACGTTGCTGAGTATGTCGTTACAGCAGGAGAAGCTAACACCGACACAGTAAAATCTGTCACGATCTCGCTCGACCAATCTGGAACGTGGGCGATAGACAATACGATTGGAATGCAAATTAACTGGACCTTAATGGCAGGCACGACTTACCAGCAATCGGCTGGTTTTTGGAATGCATGGAATGCGCTAGGCACGATTAACCAGTTCAACTTTATGGCCACCGCTGGCAACGTCTTCGAACTGTTCGACGTCAGCCTCACCGAAGGCACCGTCGCGCCGCCGTTCCAAGTGCCGGACTACGCCAGCGAGTTGGCGTTGTGCCAGCGCTATTATGAAAAGCAAGCCAGCGCAGTCGGAACCGGACAGTGTTATGCGGCAACGGGTGCGGTAATAAGCTATCGATTTTATGAAAAGCGCGTGGCACCGACCCTTGGTGTTACTACCCTGACGGGTCTCAATGTGATGAATGCGGCTAGTAGCAACGTTGCGGTGACAAATTTTGCTGTCTTCAGTGGAGCAACGACAACAACCGGCTATAATATCATTACTGTTGCTTCTGGTCTGGTTGCTGGCAATGCAACAACGCTGACAGCTGTCGGCACCTTTGTCACTTTCAATGCGAGGCTCTGATGGCGGACTATCAACTCGCATGAGCCGTACGGATCAATTGCTCGACCAGTACGAGCGGAAAATCGATCAGATCGGGCAATGGATTGCGATCAGGCGATATGCCTTTGGCACTCCGCGAACTTATGTTGATACGGTTGCGAAAGCCTATATCCGCTATGAACCTGCCAAGGAATTTGTCGGTTCGGTAATCCAGAACTACGCCGTGGTGTATGCACTGGCCGAGACGCTGCTCGGCCCGCCGTTCGATATCAGGGTGATCGACAGCAACGATAAACTGGTGACCAGATTTACAGGCTTCGATGATTTCAGCGCTACGCCACCGATCGACGAAGATACTCACGTCACCGGCAGTTTCAAGGAAAGCGCGATGTATAGCATTGAGAAGATCGGCGTTTCTGGCAAGCCGATTGCCTTGAAAATCCGCGCGGCTGGATGATGGGCGTCTCAACCGACGAGGCGATGCGGGCGGTTCGCGCCAGGCTCGATAGCGGTGGGTTCTCCTTTACGATCTACAATAATAGCGATCCATCGTATCAGTTCACGGATGTTCCAGCGACGTTCGGAATCTTCGTGTTCGACGTTCAGGGTTCGACGCTGGCTGCGTTCGGCGGCGGCCGTGGCCAGAATGTTTATCGCAACACGGCCTTGGCCTCGATCTATGTCTTTACGCCGTTCGGGTACGGATACGATGCAGCAGCAACTGCGGCAAGGCCGGTTGCCGATCATCTGCGCTCTTATCGAGATGGCGTGATTTCGATCTTCAATGCCGACGTCGAACCGTTTGGGCCGGGCAGTGATTTCTCTATTCCCGGTCTTTCTTCCGAAGTCTCCAACTACACCGGTGCTCTCGTCGCGGCCCAAGTGATCTTTGATCAAATCGGATGACACACAGGAGTTACCCATGCCCTTAGCTGAAGGCGTATCTGGCCGCATCGTCTACAAGTTCTACACCGATCCAACGATTGTCCCCGGCATCCCCGCGGTCTCGGCGACCGACCCAGGCGCTGCCGGGGGGCAGATCTTGCGGCGTGTGGCCAGCACGCTGGCTTTTACGAAAGATACCTATCAGAGCAACGAAATCCGCAGCGATTACCAGATCGCGGATTTTCGTCATGGCGTGCGGCGTGTCGCGGGCAACATCAGTGGCGAACTGTCGCCGTTCACCTACAAGGATCTGTTTGAAGCGTCGTTCCGCGCCAACTGGCTCGATCCTGTCGCCAGCAGCAATACCACACTGACCTCGATGACCGCCAATAGCGGCACCTCGACGCTGACATTCGGTGGCGGTGATCCGGTGACAGTCGGCCTGCGCGCGGGCATGGGTATCAAGTTTTCAGGTCTGACGACGACGACCGCCAACAACGGCGTTACGTTCATAATTACCGGGTTTAGCGGCGCCAGCAATCGTACTGTTGCGGTGATCCCGGCTCCGACTACGGGCACGGCCGAGACCACGTTTACGGTAACGACGACCGGGTCTTCCTTGATGATCCCGTCGACCGCGCATGTCAGGCGCAAGGTCGCAGTGGAAATCTACAATTCCGATGTCGACATCGCGCGACTCTACACCGAATGCCGAGTCGGCGGATTCAATTTGCAGATGCCCGCGACAGGCATGTCAACGATTGAATTCAACTTCACCGGGCGTGATATGGAGCTGTATGAGACCACGGCGGCGCCGTTCTTTACGGCACCGGCACCGTCATCGACCACCAAACTGCTGGCTGCGGTCAATGGTTTGTTGCGGATCTCGGGCCAGACCGTTGCCGTAATCACGGGCATGAATATTCAGAACGCCATTACGCTGACTGGAGATCCGGTTGTCGGAAGTAATATAGTGCCTGAGATCTTCGCCGGGAGAAATGTCATAACCGGTCAGATGACGGCATTTTTTCAGGACTCCGTGCTACTCAACGATTTCAAGAACGAGACCGAGATCGATGTGCTGGCCTATCTCACGACGGCCTCGACGCCTGGCGCGCCATCGATGTCGTTCTATCTGCCTCGCGTCAAGTTGGGCGGTGCCGATGTCGCCACGACCGGAGAGCAGGGCCAGATGATCACCATTCCGTATCAGGCCCTGAAATATGAGGGCAATACGGCGGGCGTTCCGCAAACCACCATGCAGATCTGGGATAGTGAGACGCCGGCCGGCTCGCTGCTGCGCAGTACCGAGGGCGAACCCGAAGATTCTTCCACCGCCAAGGAAGAGCCCCGCCTGGCTCGTGCCGGGTGATTGCCTGACAGCAATCGGGCCGCGGCGGCTGGCGGGTCGTCGCGGCCTACCCTTCCGCCAAAGGAAACATCATGTCTAAATTCGCTGGCCTCGAGCTCGAGGTCGAAACTCCCTTCCGCTTGATTCTGGTTCATCCCGTCACCCGTCAGCCGATGCGTAATGGCGATGGTGAGCCCGCTTACATCGATCACTACTCATCCGACTCCGAGATCGCACGCAAGCATCAGCGCACCATCCAGCGCCGCCGACTCGCGATGCGCGGCCGAATGAAAATCACGCCGGAAGAGATCGAGGCTGAGGCAGTCGACATTCTGGCTGCATTGACAGTTGGTTGGCACTTGGTCGATCTTAAGGGCAATGTAATTGACTTGCCATTCAGCCAGGACAATGCGCGCGAATTGTACAGCAATCCGGCCGTCAGTTGGTTGCGCGAGCAGATTGATGAAAGCACGGCCGATCGTTCAAATTTCTCGCAGGGCTCATCGAGCAGTTGATCGAATGGGCCGAGGTCGAATTTAGAAAGGGCCGTCCAACCTCTGACGGCTCTACCGAGGGCGAGCAATTCGAGTCCGCCGCCCGGCAACTCGCCGCGCTTGGGAACATCAAGGCAGCAGCCCTGGCCAGCCCGGAGGGTCCACCATTTCCCGAGCCTCTTGGCTATCTCTGGGGCTGGTTTGTGACGCACTCGATGGGCATGGCATCAGGCGGCATGTCGTATCCGGTAATCACCTGGGAAGGTCTGCGTGCGTGGTCGTTGCTGATGCAGATTGATCTGTTGCCGTGGGAAACTGAAGTGATGATGACCTTGTCTGTCACCAGGGCTAACGTTCACGCCGAAAAAATGCAGGCCGAGCGGAAGAAAATAACGTGAGCACAAAGCTGATTCGGCAGTTCGTCACTATTGACTGGCCGAAGAAGGTCGAGGCTGACGGCAAGCAGTTGTTGTTACGGACGGCATACGCAGGCCACGACAGGATCATGGCCGACAACAGGTCAAAGGGACTTAACCCGTACTGGGAGGCCTATGCCAATCGCGAGGGCAATAGCAATCTCGAGTCCGTCGTCGTCCCCGGCCCGATTGTCTATAATTACCGTTACCTATCCGACCTAATCCAACTCGCACTGGATGAACTAATCAAAGCATCGCCGACGACCGGCAGCGGCAAATACAAGAATTCACATACTGTCTATGTCAACGACACACCGGTTGGGACCACGGTGCCGAAAACATTCAAGCCGGGCGATATCATCTACATCGCCAATCCAGTGCCGTATGCAAGACGGCTGGAAATCGGCCGCGCCCAGCACGGCGCGCGGCCGTTCCTGATTTCGGTGCCCAATCGCATCTATTATCGCGTTACGGAAATGGTCAAAGCGCAAGCCAGGGGAAGGGCGAAAGTCAGCATGAAATATGTCGATCTCGGCGCCTGGACATTGACGAAGAACCAGCGATTACTGATCAAGACGACATCAGGCTATCGGTACAGCGCCAGGCAACGGCCTGATCGGCTGGCCGGCGCCACTGTCGAGTCTCCTGCGATCTTTTTCAGCGCGCCGATCTGAGGTTAGAAAATGGCCGAGACGGTAGAGACTGCTGTCTATAGATTGCAAGTGGAAGGTCAGCCCGCGCTCGCCGAATTGAAGTCGTACATCGATGGGTTGGCAATCGCCCAGGAAAACGCGACCGGTAAAAACAGAGTATTTTCGCAGGGCTTACAGAGCAGCATCGCGCGCTACGATGAAACAGCCAGGGCTCTGGAGAATATTCGCAAGGCGTATGAAAGCTATGAAAAATATGCAGAAGCAGGTGTGGGTACGCAACAACAACTCGCTGCCTATTACGAAATCACTAATGCCAAGGTTGCGGCTCAGACCCAAAAACTGAATGAGCTCGCGGTGGCGACCGAGAACGCGCGTCGGAAGCAAGCCGAAGTCACGGCTGGGCCGGGCATAACTGTGCAGCGGGCTGGTGGCACCGAGGCCTACGCGGCGCAATTCGAGGCGGCAGCAAAAGCCCAGGAAGAACAGGTTGCGTCGATTAATAAATTGCGTGCGGCGATGAATCCACTGGAAGAGGCACAGGGTAGGATTGCCACGCAGATGATTGGTTATCGAACGGCACTCAAGGAAGGAAAAATCAGTCAGGAAGAATATGCCGCAGCCAGTCAGATGGCAGTAAGACAATTTGGGAGCGCGCAGACGGCAGTGAATGGCCTAGCCGACGCGCATAAGGGACTCGCTGGACAGGGCCAGGCTGCATTCCATGCTGTGCGCAGCATGGTTGAGATGGTGGCGATGGGCATGTCGCCGATGCAGGCGCTGACATCGCAGATGAATCATTTGGCCTTTGCGGCGTCGGGCGAGGGCGGCATCGTCGGTGCGTTCAAGCAGGCGGGCGGCATGATCGGCTCGATGATCGAGACTGCAAAGGGTTTTCTTACGCCGATCAATTTGGTGGTTGGCGCCGTGGCGGCAATTGGCACGGCGGCACTATATTCTGCATCGCAATTTGCAAGCGCGCAGAAAGAGATCGAGCGTTCGTTGCTTGGTATCGGCGGACAGAGCGGCGCGACCGCAGCCAAGATCAACCAGTTTGCGCATATTGGCCCGCAGGAAAGCATTACAGGGCTATCGCCTGGAGAACGGCGGGACGTCGGAACGGCATTCGCCCAGACCGGCAATATCGATATCAGCAAGCTAAAGGGAGTTGAAGACGCTGTTCGGGGCTATGCGATCGTTGCGGGCAAGGATGCCAAGGAAGCCACCGACGCTTTGGCTAAGGCGCTTGGCGGCAATCTGGTAAAGGCGGTCGATGATCTGGAAAAAGTCTATGGGGCACTTGATCCCGCATTGAGAGATACCGTTCGGACCATGCTGGCCATGAATAACGTCGCAGGAGCACAGCAGGCCATCATAGATGCGGTAGCAGATGCGAACAAAAGAGCATTGGGGACCATTACACTGCTTGAGGCAGGTTGGAAAGGGCTCGTCAACACGCTTAAGATGGCAGCCGAAGGGGCTGGATTTATCCTATCTTACAAGGTGTGGGAAACCGAAGCGCAAAAGCAGGCGCGGACGGCAAAAGAATTAGCTGCTTCGCTTGCTGGCGTTAAACAACAGCAGGATTTGTTGATTGGAAAAGGCATAAAAGTCATTGAAGACCAGACACCGGAAATTGCGCAGCTTGATAAACTGAAGCAACAATTAGCTGACCTTAAAGCGGCCAAGGAAGCCGCTGCCGCTGCTGGCAAGCCCCTTGATGATAAGGGCGGTATCGAGCAGAGCCTTCAGAATCAAATTGCGGTACTTGAGGAAATCCAAGCTCGAGTAGCTGATCTTCGCGAAAAATGGGACGGCGTTTCCGCAGCGGCAGCGCGTTCCCTGGAAGCGCAACAAGCCCAATTGCCGGTGATCGAAGCCGTCGGCGGCGCGGCCAAGATACAGGCGCAGTATGCCAAGGACTATTATGATATTCTGGAGAAGACCAAGGACCCGGCCGAGGCACTTCTACAGGCGTCAATGAACCGGGCAACAACGGAAGCCGCGATCAACGCGCAGGCCAAAGAGACGCTGTGGAATCTGCAAAATCAGCTGCCGGTGTTGGAGGCGATCACCGAGGAAGGGAAACGAGCAGCAGAAGCGGAGGCGATGAAAAACAAATTAATCCATGATGGGGTTGATGCGACATTAGCCAAACAAGTTGCCCAGCAAAAACAGACTAACGATGAAGCCGCTGCCAGGAGTTCCGCACTGAAGGATACAAAAGCCTTTGTTGAGAATGTTGATCTTGGTGGAGGTGCCACCGCCAGGCTAGGTCAGCATATCTTTCACGCCACAGAGGGCGCGAGCAGTCTCGTCAAGCAGACGAAGCAAGGGGTGGATGCCCTTGGGCAAATGGATTTGTCGGCGGGGACATTGGAGACAAGTTTTGTCGGGGCCGCCATGGCAGCGGAGCGCGTTGCTGCCGCAACGGACATGGCTGCCGAAAACACCGCACGCGCCGCCAAGACCGCGGCGGATCTGGCCTTCGTTATGAAGAACGGCATCTTCGCGCCAAACGTCATGCCGACGGGGCAGCTTGGTTTCACCGCCGATCCCAATCTGAGCGTAGCCTATCGCGGCGGCGGCATCGGCAAGAACTTGTCAATCAACTACGACTACACGCAACTAAACCAGACGAACCAAGCCCTAGCGGACAAGGCGGCTGCCGATACGCTGGCGACTTACGACCAAGCCATAGCCAAGGCCACGGCCGAGCGCAATCCAGCCGGGCAGCTCGCCGCCTACCAGAGCGAGTTGGGCTACGTTCAGGGCCTGCCGGCGTCCACCGAGAACTATCAGAAGATCGCCTCGCTTCAGAATTCGATCGATAGTCTGACAAAGTCGACCGATAGCAATACGTCAGCAACCCAAGCCAACAGCGAATTGTTGAGCCCGTATTACACTCAAGACCCACGGACCAGTCACATCGGGTTTAGATCGCAGGGCATGGCGTCCGGTGGTTATGTCGATGTGCCGGGCGGCAGCAGCGCGAATGATAACATGCTGGCGACGATTCCGGTCGCCAGTGGCGAGCGGATCTATGTCGATCCGATGACCGGCAGGAGGGGAACGGCGAGCGGTGGTAATCTTACTATCAACATATCTTCCCCGGTAATGATTGCCGGCAACGCCAGCAAGGACGATGTCGGACGAACCATGTTCCAGAACAACCAGAACCTCGCGAAGCAGTTAAGATCGGTGACGCAATGACGATTCCAGCTTACCGATTGCCAGCCTACATCGAGAAGGGAAGTCAGTTCGGGCCGACCTTCCGTAACGTCATCCAAGAGGCGATAAGCGGTAACGAGCAGCGGTTTGCGCAATGGACAAAATGTCGGTGCGTCGGCAATCTGTCGTATGGATTGCAGAATTCGGCAGATCCGCTGGGAGACTTCAAGACCATTATCGCATTGTGGCGTGGTCATTTCGGCTCGCTCTATCCTTTTCGGTTTCGTGATTGGGGTGACTACACCGCTACTAATGAAGTGTTTGGCACCGGCACGGGTTCGCAGACACAGTTTCAACTGACAAAGACCTATGATCCGCAGGCCATCATATATGGCACTGCGGGTTCCTTCTTTTATGTTCGCGCTATCACCTTGCTGGCTTCGACGCCGGTCATCAAGATCAATAACGTTCTCACCACAGCCTATACGATCTCTGCGTCTGGCATGGTGACATTCACGACGGCGCCTGCCTCGACTGCGCAACTGACATGGAGCGGTGAATTCGACGTGCCGGTCAGATTCGATACTGATCAGTTGCCGGTGGTGTTGAACGAGGCCGACGTGGCTTCCATGAACTCGATTTCGATCAGGGAAGTGATCGGCGAGTACTGACACAATGAAAATCTTCGGCCCGCTCAACATTACCGCAGCGGTGGTCGGGTTTCCTGCGCGGCTGTGCACCGTCACCCGTAAGGATGGCAACATCTACCGCATCGCCGAATCCGATGAACCGATTACGATCGGCGGCCAGACCTGGAATGTGGTGCCGGGACTGATGATCAGCGCCGTCAAGCACACCAACAACGGCGAGATGCCGAGCGCGCAAATCGTAGCTGTGCATAACCGCGGCACGGTGTTTGATTCCAACGATATTGATGTCGGTCTATTCGATGCGGCTGCGGTCCAGATTTATATCGTCGATCGCATGAACCTGGCGACGCCGAAACTGCTGTTTACCGGGTCGATCGGCAACATTACCTACAATGTCGAGAATCAGTTGGTGCTCGACATTCAGGGGGCCGCGGCATTCGGCAAGATTCTGATGACCCAGAAACGCTCGCCGATGTGTCGCACGGACCTGTATTCCGAATTGTGCGGTGTCAATCCGGATTCATACAAGGTTCTGACGACGATTGGAGCGGTCGTAGACGCCTACAATTTCACGGTTGGTGCATTGGGCAATCCGGACGGCTGGTTTACCCAGGGTGTGCTGCTGCTGGACAGTGGTACTTCTCTCGAGATCGCCAACTGGGTGCAGGCATCTCACACCATCACCACTTATCTGCCCTCCGCGCGGCTGGTGACACCGGGGCAGGGGGTGACGTTGTGGCCGGGCTGCGACAAGACGATGGGCGCGACCGGCTGTGGCAAGTACAATAACTACCTCAATTTTCAGGGAGAGCCTCACTTCACGGGGACAGCCGCCGCGGCGCAGCAGGTTTAGCTGAATGGCCTGGCAAAACGATCCCAACATCTACACTCCAAATGATCCAAGTGGCTACGGAGGGACGTGGACCGCCTATCCGGGCAGCATAGGGGCCATCGGCGGGCAAATAACCCAGTATGTCTGGTCGCCTGACCGAAATTCCACTGGTTATTGGCGATTGGTCGGCCAGGCCAGTGCTCCCGCTACTCCCGCCGCCGTTGCTACCTCGACTGGCGTCAATCCGGTCGAGACATCGTACAGTTTGTACGGCCATATAGTGCCACTGTCGGTGCTGGGGCTGGCCCGTATAGGTGGCGAGATCATTGCGGGACCCTGGGTCGAGAACGGCGCCGCGACGTTCTGTATTTCGTTCGGGGTGCCGGCCGATCCGCACGGTATCAGGAGTTTGCGCGAGATCGCGTTTGACAGCGAAGTCGTGTGGACCGCGGCTGACGGGTTTTCCGCCGAGGGTTTCAGTTATCGCTGGTACTCTGGCACATTGACGCAGGCAGCCGACCCGATCGAGATCGCGCATTACGGCGCCCAGGCGGTGGCATATCGGCCGCAAATGCTGCTCTGGTTTCAAAATCTGCCGCTCGCCAATACCAAATTCAAGAAAATACCTTATGTCGCGGCGCTGATCGCCGACAGCGTCGGCGACATGATCAATTTGGGAGAAGGGTTTTCCAGATTGGCCTATAGCCCCTGGGTCGGCTACACGTCCGCGCAATTCGAGACCATCGGCGTTACCGACGCCTGCGGCGGAATGATCTTCGCAGCCGACGCGGAGTTTCTCGGGACCGTCCAGCAGTTCGGTCGCTTCTACAAATCGTGGGACATCCTGCAAACCGACAAGTTGCGGATCGTGGATCGAGGCGTCGTGGTAACGGCGGATATCAATCTCGACAAGACGCGACTGAGCGGCCAGGCTGTGCTCGCCAGGGCAGCAACCACCAGCGTGCCCAGGGAACTCGAGCTCAGTACCATCGATCCAGATGCGGATTACACCATCGTGCCCAGCAAGGCGATGCGTCCACGGGTACCGGTTAATGTGTCAAGTTCGGTGTCGTCGGAATCGATCTACTTGCCGATGATCCTCGATTCCGGAACGCGGATGTCGCTGGTGACATACGCCAAGTACCAGGAGGAAGTGGCCCGCAAGAAAATCACCGGGACGGCCATGATGTATGGTTTGCAGATCGAGCCGGGAGATTTGGTGGCGTTTCTGAATCTGGGCGACGACTTCATTAATGAGGTGTTCCACATTATCGAGACCACGCACGGCCAGAACTATGCGGTGGAATTTGTTGCTGAAAGCATTCTGCGGTGTTCGCTGGTGGTCGATGACAGCACCGATCCATATTTTATTTATGTCGTATTGCTGCTGGGGTTTGAGGACATTGATGGTTCAACGGGAGCGCCTGGCTTTACGGATGAAAGTCTGAAGCTACACGGAACCGGCTCCAGTGTTCCCAACGGCGGTGAGATCGATACCGCGCAATACAAATTTGGATCGTCATCGTTGGTACTCAACGGTGCTCTTAGCCAGTTTTTGGGTTTCCCAGACAGTCCGGACTGGCACTTGTCGGCCGCCAATTCCGATCAGTTCACGGTTGAATGCTGGGTGCGTTTCAGCATTCTTTCCGCGGCTGTTAATACGATTATCTGTCAGTCCTTCCAGCCAACAAATTATGGTTGGAATCTTGAAGCGTTGCTGGGAGGCGAACTGCGTTTTAGATCGTCAGCGGACGGATCCACCTTCAATGTGAGTCTGGTCTCCAGCGGCGCCGCTATGGTTGTCGGAGTCTGGTATCATGTCGCGGTCGACAAGGATTCAAGCGGCAAGATAAGAATCTACAAGAACGGTGTGCCGCTGGCCAGCATCACGCCTGTTGATAGCAGCATACATGATTGTTCCTCGCCTGTTCAGATCGGGGACAACAATTGGTTCGGTACACCGATGACAGGTTGGGTTGACGAGGTTCGCATTACCAAGGGCGTTGCCCGGTATCATACCGACGCCTCGTTTACGCCGCCAACTGCCGCGTTCCCCCGAGGAGGGCCGCTCTGATGCCATTGCTCGACAACTGCATTACCGCGATTTTCGAACCCGGCAATATCGGGTCGTCTTCCGGCGAACCACCGACAACCATTCGTCCCGGCACGATCTATTCACCGGAGGATTATCCGGTCGATAGCGTAATCTGGAGTCTAGATTTTTCGAAATTTTATGACTCTGCCTATTACCTTGCTGGAGGATGGTAAATGCCTGGATCGTGGACCACTCTCAACATCAAGGATGCTGCTGGCACCACGCGCAACATGCGGGTCTGGGACGAAAGCGGCACGGGTGTAGGGCCATACTCGCAAGGCAACGTACTGGCCGATGGGCTCGGTGGGGCGGTTACGGTTACTGGCGGCGCGTTGTCCGTCACATCCTCCGGGGGCGTCAGTTCTGCCAACTACGTTTCGGGCACGATCGCCACGGCCATGACGGGCACCACAAGCACGTCGCTGCTTGCTGCTCCAGCGGCCGGCCTGCGCAACTACATCACCCAGATCACGGTTAGTAATTCCCACGCCACGGTCGGCACCGATATCATCATCCAGGACGGCGCCAGTGGCACGACGTTGTATGTTATTCCCGCGGCGGCGGCATACGGTGGTGCTTCCATTGATTTCCCGACGCCGCTGCGCCAGCCAACGACGGCAACGGCGATCTACTGCGCCAACGTCACCACGGGTTCGAGCACGAAGGTCTCGGCCAGCGGATACAAGGCCGCCTGATGTCGCTTCCTTTACTGGGTGCCGGTCCCGGCTCGGGAATAGTGGCAGTGCCAATAACGCCTACGACTCTGAATCCGGCCGACAAGGATACGCACATCACGCTGTCCGGCGGCAATCTGACAGCAGCCGGAACAGCGGGGTGGACCGGTCTTGTCCGCTCGATTTCCTCGAAATCATCGGGCCAATATTATTGGGAAACCACATTCAATGCCGCGCAAGCCAATAGCGGAGTTGGCCTGGCAATTGGATCACTTTCGGTGTCGACGCAGACGTTTACCAATGCTGGGACCGGCAAATGCGGGCTGGTGCAAGGTGGCATTGTCTATGTCGATGGGGCGTCAACCATCACTGTTGGCGGTACGGGTGGATCGAGCATTTCCTTCGGGACCATTACCAGCGGCACCGTGATCTGTGTTGCGGTAGATCTGACTGCGAAATTGGCGTGGTGGCGTCTCGGCGCGGCTGGCAACTGGAACGCCAATGCTGCCCGCAATCCGGCAACAGGCGTCGGCGGCGCCAGCATTCCGAACGCGGGAACAGCATTCGCGACCGATAGTTTTGGCGGCGCGGACACCCTGATATCCAATTTCGGCGGCAGCGCATTTGTCGGCGTGGTGCCGGCTGGCTTCACGGCAGGATGGCCAGTGTGACCGAACTAAAGGAGTGGGTCCGCGACAACTCGACACTGGTGTATTTCCTGATCGCGCAGTTCCTCGCGGCGGGTGCCGTTGCTGTCAGTTTCGTTAGTTACATGACAAATTTGGAAGCGCGAGTTGTGACGTTGGAGACGCGTGGTTCGTCGCATTTGGCGGAGATCAACAACAGGCTGACGGTGACGGAGAAGGAAACCCAGCACAACAAACAACAACTCGACAGGATTTCAGAGATCTTGCTGCGGGACTTCGGGAAGAACGTCAAATGAGCAGATGACAACATGGCTGTAGGTGAAGGAGCTTCCAAAGTCGCAACCGGCGTTTTGGATGTTATGCGGGCGCAGCCGCTAGTGCTCGGGCTGCTGCTGGTGATCTTCGCTCTGATCGGGTTTTTGTATTTGCAGGAATCGCAGTTCAATTCGATGCGCGCCGAGAATGTCAAACTGTTCGTCGATGTGCAACGGGAAACCCAGAAGATTCTGAGCCAATGCATCGTGCCGCCGCCAAAATGAGGAGTGGCCAATGACCTATAGCAGTGTCGTCATCAGTGCCGGACATTCGAAGTATGTCCGCGGTGCTGCCGGACCTACCCCATGGGGACTCGACGAGGTTGAGGAAGCGCGGAACGTGATGAACCGGGTTGCGAAAGAGTTGCAATCCAGGGGCGTCGCCGTCATCACCTATGCCGATGATGTCAGCACGACCCAGAACGAAAACCTCAACCGGATCGTAAATTTTCATAACAGCAAGAACCGCGAGCTCGATGTGTCGGTCCACTTCAATGCCAGCAAAGTCACTGCAAGCCCTGTCGGCACAGAGGTATGGTTCGTGAGCCAGGAGAAGCTGGCGGCGCAGTTGTCGGCGGCGATGGCGCAATCTGGGCTGAAGGATCGAGGCGCTAAATATTCCTCGCAGCTATTTTTCCTCAATGGCACGGCGATGCCGAGCGTGCTGCTCGAGGTGGCGTTCGTGGATAGCGAGGCCGATTGCAAGATCTATCGCGACAAGTTCGACCAGATCTGTGCCGGCATTGCTAATGTGATCGGCGGCGCGCATCTGGAGACGGTACCGCCGAGTGCCGAGGGACCGCCGCCTCCTGGCGAAGTATTGTTCCAGGCGATCGGCAAGTGCTCGTGGTTCGGTGGCCCTAATGATCTCACGGGCGTTTCGGCGAGCGAAGGCTTGGCTTTCCATT